CGTGGGGAACATCGGATGAATCCGGATCGGAATCGCTTCGCCGCCCATCGCATCCATCGTGTACTGGCTCAAGTACGCAGACACGACTGTCGCTGCCATGATATTGCCCTGGCTTCCACGATCGTACTGCACCCGATAGGCGCCGGGGTTTCCACCGTTGGCCAGCACCGTGTCAGTGATCGCTTTCTTGGCATCTGCTGACGCCCAGATCGCGTCCGGCACGGCCTGGAAATTGTCCCAGAAGTACGCGAGGTCGGTGTCGATCTCTTCGACTCCACCTGCGCCGTCGCTGGTGAAGTTCGCGCCGAGCTGGTCGATCCAGCGGCCCTGCGTCGCGGCATACGTAAACAGGCCATTGAAGTCGAGAAGATTGAAGCTGTGATCCGCATCCAAGCCAGTCGCATTCGCAGGCTGCGTCATGGTGGAGGGATCCGCGGACTGTAGATAGGTCGGCTCTGTGGTGATGGCCTGAAGTTTGTGATCCGCCAGCGTCATCGTGTCTGCAGACTTGATGGCCACATACCAGGCATAAGCAAATGCGCCGGTAACCGGTGTTGCGGTGAACTGCACTGAGAGCGTGCCGCCCGTGGTCAAAACTGAATTCGACACAGCACTGATCTGCGAGGTTCCACCGTTGACAGTGTCCTGCGATCCGTCTGCATTCGTTCGGGTGTAGCTGGGCGTGAGTCCGACGGCGACTGTCGGCCGCGCCTGATAGCCGAACTGAGCATTCTTCGGATAACCCAGAGCCGTGAGTGCGACGCAATACGCGCTGCAGTATCGTGCTGTGGTCATCGTTCCACCCGTCACCAGCAGCGCAACCGGCGTGTTCATCGTGCCGAGAGCGAAGCCGTTCTGCGAACCCGCAGAGCCCGCGTTACCGAAGAGCATGATCGACTCTTCCTGCAGGAACATTTCGTGCATGCCGCGCAGATGTTCATCCGCCAGGTTGTCGGTATACCCTTCGCCTGCGAACTGCGATGTGAAGGTCGCCGAGCGTTCGATACCGAGCTCTTTATACAGAGCCATGTAATCGATCTCGTCGGGGCCGATCGATGCGTTGCGCTGTCCTTCAGCGACGCCGGCATAGACGGTTCCGAAGTTCCGTGTCGCTTTCCAGTGCGCTGCAGTACCGACGCCCGCGTTGACGCGGGGCTCACGCGGAAGCATGTTCCGGAAGGGCGTGTTGACCGGATAGATCAGATAGGCTGGTCCGCGCAGATCGTAGAAATTGAAACCGGTCTGCGACGTCAGACCGCTGGAGGTGACGTCTTTGGCCAGGCGCGCTTTCAGAAGCGCTTTGGCAAACGCATCACGATCTACTTTCTCTGCGCGATGCTGTTCGATATCGCGTGGCGCGTTTTTGAATCCGCGCATCTTGGACAGCTCGGCCTTGTCCATCTTGTCTGCAAATTCTTTGTTGAACGCAGACGCAGCCCCGACGTAGTCGGCATAGAGTCCCTGGGGCAGGATACTGGAAATGTTTCGCATGGCTCTCCTTTAGAAGCCGACCGCGTTTTTCGCGTCGGAAGTATCTGGGGCGCGCGTCGCGACTTTGGCAAGCTCTTCCCCTGGCCGTGGGGCCAGTACCAGCTTGACCTTCGCCGCAGCGTCATCGTCTTTCTGTTTCGCGAGTGCCTTCGCAACACCGTCAGCAATCAAGGTCTGAAGTTCTTCCTCAGAGCGTGGCTTTGCTGCTTTCGCCAGCTCTGCAGCTGCTGCAGCTTCAGCAGCGATCTGATCCGCAGATTTCTGCACCGGAGGTTCGTCGACTTTCTTCTTGTCGTCCTCGTCGCTGTCATCACCCATCAGCGCCTTGCACATTTCCATACCCTTCGACATGTGATCATGCAGCGCTTTCATACTGGCTTTGGCTTTGGCCAGCCGGTCTGCCGATTTCTGCAGCTTGGCTTCGAGGGCTTTGATTTCTTCAGGGGTCATGGACTTTCCTCCTAAGCTGGCAATTCCGGCCAGCAGTTCTTGGGTTTCTTCCTCAGCCATCTGCATGAAGCATGCGATCGCATCGCGCAGCAGAGAGCCCAGAGCCTCGGGCATTGCTGACGCATCACCCTCATAATCGGCTTCGTAGAGCGCGTCGGACTGAATCCACTTCAGCGAATCGACCAGCCGTGCCAACTCCTGCACGCTGTACATGCCCTTTTTCAATTGAGCCTTGGCTGCTTTGGCCAGCTTCTCCAGGTTGAGTTTCTTCACCTCCGGCACGTGGAACTTCCGCAGCTCCATGCTTCCTTCGGCGTTTTCAAACTGGAAAGTTTTCTCCGTCATCTGATCCAGCAGCGCTTGTGGTAAACATGGCGCATCGACCAGTGAGATCTCGCGAGGGTCTGCGATATAACGAATGCACCCCTTGAACACTGGATCCTTGACGGGAGTTCCGATGTAGTCGCCGCCCTGGCTGAAGCCGATCAGCACGCCCTTCCGGACTTTGTCTGCGCTCGATTTGTCGACCACCAGCGCTGTGACGTGAATGGTCTTCGCGTCATCGTCAAACTCGATCGACTTGCCGCAGCCGGCGGCAATCTTGTCGTGCATTTCGCGCAACGGAAACAACGACGTCTCCATCCCTTCGATGGCGCCAGTGGCTTTCGAATACCGTCCGGCAAGTGCTTTGTAATAGGGTTTGGATCCGTCGTAGTCGCAGACTTCTTTTTCGAGATCCGGCTTCTCAGCAGTAACAAGGCCGTGGACGAGCAACGTCCCATCAGCTTGTTCAGAGACCTTCGTGAATGGGATGTACTTAACTAGTTTTTTAGGAATCGGTTTTACGGAGAACGGCCCGAAAGAACGAAGGCACTCGCTCGATCGAGCCGGGTGCCTCCGCCTCTTTTCGAATCATCACTGACTCACCCAAGAACATCTGCACGATAGGGGCGTGTACTGGACCATTGCAAGGAAAAACTATTCCACAAAAGAAACTGCGGCGACCACACACTCGCAATGCGGGTGCACTGGAGGGTAGAAATCTCCACTGGGAAACAGCTCACCGAATGGAACGGTGACGAGGAAATTCGGCTCGCATTCGCACTCCTCGGTGTGGTCTGCAGAGGGAAACCATTTCGTGCCCGTGACCACGCCAGAAGTTTTCCAGATATCGAAATTCCCGGCCGACTGCGCTGTCTGCACCTCCGTGCGCGCGATCATAGCTGCGCGGTGATTTGAGAATGCGCCAGCTGCTTTGATCTTATCGATCAGGGTCGGAAGCGGGGTCTCTGTTTCAAACGCATCGCGCACGATAGTGCGCAGCTCGTCGCGCGTCGTGTCGCTAATGGCCCATTCAGCGTTTGGATTCTCGATTAGCTTTCCGCTCTCGGTTCTGCGCATGCCGACCATTTCTGCAGCGCGCGCTGCTGCGTACTCTTCAGCAACCGTGTTCGATGCTGCGATCATTTCAGTCGCGGTAATCTGCACCTGGTTGGCCCCGTGGGCGACGCCGCTTTTGCCAGCGCTGTCCAGATCGTCTTCGGTTTCGTCGATGATCCCGGGATATTCCTCAGCGATTGCATCGAAGAGTTCTTTCGCGACTTCGTCGGGGGTCTTCTGGCGTTTGACCAGCTGGCGCGCTTTCTTTGTGGCCAGCTCGATCTGCTTCGCAAAGAGATTATTAAGGCGGTGCTGCAGCGCTGTCTTCGCAGCCTGCGACTCTGGCGTCAGCCGTTTGGGATCGATCGTGATCGGGCCATGTTTCCACAGCTCAATTTTTAAGTTTTTTTTTGAGCGTCGTCGGGTCCGCCAGCTGGCTTCGCCGGTACCCCTGGCCCTGCAGGTTCTGGCTTCGGCAGCGCATCGGCTTTGAGTTTCGCGCGCGCGACGTCTTGCTCTGCGCTGATCGGCACTGGACCAGTCGCCGTGATGACGAGCAGCTGGTCGGCTTCGGGTTCATCACGGGGGACAAGGCCATCGTCTTCGCGGTTCTCATTGATCGTATGCTCACCCGTGCGAAGTTTGATCTCGTTGATCTGCGCTTGCTTGAGCGGATCGACGTCAGTGTCTTCTTCGTAACTGACTTCGTAGTCGACCAGACCCAGCTTCTGCTGCACGATCTTGTTCCACACTGAACCGCAGAGCCAGTCCAGCCATGGTTCGAGGCCTTCTTTCTCAGCAGAGTTATCTGCAGACTGCGCGGTCGCCCTGTTCATCATGCGCATCAGACGCTGCGGGCTGGTTCCAAACGCGAAGCAGATGTACCGGATCACCAGATCGTCGAAGGGATCTGAGAGCATGGCTTCTTTCGGAAATAACACCTGGTCTTTGCCGTCTGGTGCGAATCCCTGAATCAGCCGAATCTGTCGACGTTTCGCGAGCTGGCCCGCGAGATCGCTGTTCATCCACATCTGCGCCTCTGCGATCTTGTCGACCGGCTGGCCGGGGGGCACGATCTGAATGGCGTCTGGAATCGTACCTGCAGTGTAGAAACTTCTCTGAGACTCCAGACGCTGCGCTGCGACGTTGATCCATGTCATCGCCTGTTCAACCGGCGACATCCCATAGAGCCGATAGGTGACCACGTTG